GAGTAATTGGAACCCCGACGTTTCACTAGCTACAGGCTCCGGCCGGTTTCTTTCTCATGATCGGCATTCCAAAGCAGTCGGCCGCAGCCATTGCAGGCATTGGCGTCCGTCGGTTCGACCAGCTTGCGCACGAAGGCGACCCGCCTCCCCGAAACTCCGACGGATCGGTTCCGCCGCGCGAGTTCGGCGAATGGTTCCGCCGCCGGATTCTGGCTGAAATCGGCATCGCGCAGGACGGCACCGCTTACGACTACGAGGCCGAGCGCGCGCGCCTCACGCACCACCAGGCCAACAACGCTGCGCTGGACGAAGCCAAGAAGCGCGGCGAACTGATCCCGGCCGAAGACGTTGCTCGCGAATGGGCCGACCTGATCGGTCGGGCCCGAGCAAAGTTGCTTGGCCTGCCGCCGCGGCTGGCTGCCCATGTCATGACGTGCGCCACCGTGCGCGAGGCCGAAGAGTTCGCCCGTGCCGAGGTGTACGCAGCCCTTTCCGAGCTTGGCGAAACGCCCGATGACGATCCTGCAGCAGATTCGCCGGGCGACGCTGACGCGCTGGCGCCCGCCGCCGCGTAGGACGGTCGCCGAGTGGGCGGAGGCCAGTCGCTACCTGAGTGCGGAAGCGTCGGCGGAGCCGGGCAGGTGGCGCAACAGTCGTGCGCCGCATCTTGTCAAAATCATGGAGTGCCTATCTCCGCTCGATCCGTGTGAAGCGGTCGTCGGCATGCTCTCCTCGCAGATCGGCAAGACCGAGTGCGTGCTGAATTTCGTCGGATATATCATCGACGAAGACCCCGGCCCTATCCTCGCGATCCAGCCGAACGTCACTCCGATGGGCGAGGCGTTCAGCAAAGACCGCATCGTACCGATGCTGCGTGATAGCCCCAGCCTGCGCGAGAAGTGCGGCGACCCGAAGGCGCGCGATTCCGGGCAGACGATCACGCACAAGCAGTTCCCCGGCGGTCACCTGACCATCGCCGGGGCAAACAGTCCGGCCGGCCTTGCATCGCGCCCGATTCGCTACTTTCTAGGCGACGAAATCGACAGATGGGAAGTGACGAAGGAGGGCAGCGCGCTGTCGCTGGCACGCAAGCGACTGCTGACGTATCGCGCCGTCGGCCGCTCGAAGGAACTGCTGGTGTCGTCCCCGACATCTGCTGGCGTCGGCATTCACGCCGAATACGCGGCCTGCAATGAGCAGTGGGAATTGCACCTGCGCTGCCCGGACTGCGGCGCAACGCAGCGCCCGCAGCTTCGCCACTTCCTGTGGCCATCCGGCGAACCGGATGCCGTCAGCTATGTCTGTGCCGCCTGCGGCGGCGCGCACCCGGTTGCGCAGGAAGCGAGGATCAAGGCGCGCGCCGAGTGGGTTCGCGTGAAGGAATGCGCCGCACATGATCGGCGCCGGGTCGGGTTCTGGGCAAACCAGTGGGCAAGCCCGTTCACCTCATGGGCGGATACCGTGCGCGAATTCCTCGATGCCGGGAAGGACGCGGGCAAGCTGCAAGCGGTCGTGAACACCGCTTTCGCGGAGCCGTGGGAAGACGAAGCCGAGAAAGCCGACGGCGGCGCGCTCCTTGCCCGCCGCGAGTCCTACAGCGCCAGCGCGCTGCCCGACGACATCCTGCTGCTGACCGCCGGCGTGGACGTGCAGGACGATCGGCTGGAGTGCGAGATCGTCGGATGGCGTGCCGCGTCCGCGGACGAGCCGCCGGAGTCGTGGGGTGTCGAGTACCACGTTCTGCCCGGCGATCCTGCGCAGCCGCAGGTGTGGGCGGAACTCGATCTGCTGCTGTCGGAAACGTGGCGCACCGAATCGCGGCGCGAACTGCGCGTGCAGATGGCGTGCGTGGATTCCGGCGGGCACCACACGCAGCAGGTCTATGCGTGGTGCGCCAAGCGCACCGGCCGGCACATCTACGCGATCAAGGGTGGCGCCGGAAAGCGCCCGATCTGGCCCGGCGCCGGCAAGAAAAGCAACCTGCGCGGCGTGCGCGGCACGGTCTACACGCTCGGCGTCGACGCTGCGAAGGACGCGATCTACTCGCGCCTGAAGATCGACCGCCCCGGACCAGGCTTCTCGCACTGGCCGGTCGCGGACTGCTACGGACCGGCCTATTTCGCCGGACTGACCTGCGAGCAGGTGCGCACGCGCAAGGTGCGCGGCTTCGACGTGCGCGAGTACATCAAGCCGAGCGGTGCACGTAACGAGCCGCTCGACTGCCGCGTCTACGCGCTCGCCGCGCTCTGCTCGCGCAAGATCAACTGGCAGAGTCTCGCGCGCGCCGCCGAGCGCTGGCTGAACGCCGTCGCAGAAGAGCGACCGCCGGATGCGCCGGCGCCGGAACGACCGCCAGACCCAGCCCCACATCCACAACCCCCAGAAGCCCGCCCCGCGCGGGCTTCTTCGTTCTTCGGCCCACGAAAATCCTTCTGGCGACGCTGACCATGTCCACGCAAGCCGATTACGACGAGATTTGCGCGCAGATCAATTCCGGCATCAAGAGCGTGACCAAATCGGACGGCAGTCAGGTCCAGTACGCGACCATCGCTGAAATGGAGCGCGTGCGCGACCGCATCGCCGCCGAACTCGGCATTGCCGGCCCGCAGCCGCGCGGCGCGTTCGTGCCGCTGCGCACCAGCAAGGGCCTGTGATGCTCGATCAGTTCATCGCATGGATCGCGCCGGAGACTGCGCTACGCAGGGCGCGCGCCCGTGCTGCGCTGTCCGCGCTCGGGGCGCGGGCCTACGAGGGCGCCAGCCGTGCGGATCGAATGTCAGATTGGCGCACGACCAGCAATTCCGCCGCCGCCGAAGTGGCGCCGGCGCTCGAACTGCTGCGCGCCCGCGCCCGCGACCTGCGCCGGAACAACCCGTGGGCCGCGCGCGGTGTCGCGCTGATCGCGTCGAATCTGGTCGTCTACGGCATCGCCGCCAGCATCGAGGCGAGCGGCAAGGGCGCGCAGAAGCGCGCCGAGCGCCTGATGCCGGCACTGAAAGCGTGGGCCGAGTCCACGGCCTGCGACGCGGACGGCATGAGCAACCTCGCCGGGCTGCAGTCGCTGGTCGCCGCGAGCGTGGCCGGCGACGGGGAAATCCTGATCCGCCGCCGGATGCGCCGCCTGTCCGATGGCCTGCCGGTGCCGATGCAGTTGCAGTTGCTCGAAGGCGACTATCTGCAGAACACGACCCAGACGCTCGCGTCCGGCCGCATCGTGCAGGGCGTCGAGTTCGACGGCATCGGCCGGCGCGCCGCCTATCACCTGTACCGCGACCACCCCGGCGACTGGCTCGGTCTGCGCCAGGCCATCGAGACCGTGCGCGTGCCGGCGGACGACATCGCGCACGTGTTCCGCGTCGATCGTCAGGGGCAGGTGCGTGGCGTCACGTGGCTCGCCCCGCTGATCATCACCCTGCGCACCCTCGACGAGTACGAGGACGCGCAGTTGATGCGGCAGAAGGTCGCCGCCTGCTTCGCCGGCAGCCTGCGCACGCCGGATGCCGAGGCGGAGGAGGCGGAAAGGCAAAAATGGGAGGGCCGCACCGTCGAGCCCGGCACCATCAGCGTCCTGCCGCTCGGCACAGAGCTTGATTTCACCACCCCGCCGGCCGCCGAGGGCTACGCGCCGTACACCGCCACGCAGTTGCGGCGTGTCGCCGCCGGTCTTGGCGTGCCCTACGAGGCGCTGACCGGCGACTTGTCGCAGGTCAATTTCAGCAGCGCGCGCATGGGCTGGCAGGAGTTCGGCCGCAACATCGAGTCGTGGCGCTGGCAGATGCTGATGCCGCAGGGGCTCGATCGTATCGGCGCGTGGTTCCTCGAAGCGGCAACCGCCGCCGGCTACGACACCGCCGGCCTGTCGGTGCGCTGGACCCCGCCGAGCCGGATGCTGGTCGACCCGGCCCGAGAAACGCAGCCGATCATCGACCAGATCCGGGCCGGCCTGATCAGCCCGCAGGAAGCCATCCGCGAACGCGGATACGACCCGGATCAGGTGCTGAACGACTGGAAGGCGTTTGCTGACCAGATTGACGCGCTCGGCCTGACGCTCGACATCGATCCGCGCGTCGAGGCTCGCCAGAAGGCTGCTGCGCAAAACCTCAAAGAGGCATCCGTCCCATGACCGCCCCCGTTACGCGCCTGCTGCCGAAACAGCAGGCCGGCGCAATCGTGCGCGCCAATAGCTACGACCCAGAGACACGCACCGTCGAACTGTCGTGGGGGAAGGGCGCGCCGGTCCTGCGCCGTCCGATGTTCGACGACCCGTACACCGAACAGCTCGACATGGCCGGCGCCGACCTGTCGCGGCTCAACGCCGGCGCCTCACTGCTGAACGCGCATGAGGACTGGACGCTGACCGACATTATCGGCGTCGTCGAGCGCGCATGGATTGAGGCCGGCGAGGGACGCGCCGTCGTGCGCTTCTCCGAGCGCGAGGATGTGACCGGCATCGTCGCCGACGTGGCGGCCGGCATCATCCGGCATGTCTCGGTCGGCTACTCGGTCGAGGAATACCAGATCACCGAGCGCAGCGACGGCCCCGACATCTACACCGCCGTCCGCTGGACGCCGCTGGAACTCTCGCTGGTCCCGATCCCGGCCGACCCGTCCGCGCAGGTGCGCG